CGGTTCCGACTACAACTCTCTTTTAAGGATTATCATGGAAACTGACGCCGTGAGGCAAAATTTGCTGAATAGCATCACTTTCATGATCCGAGAAGTCCAACTCACCACAGACGGTCCTACTGTCTACGATGATATGGACCTTTCCCGGATGAACAAGCTTGAACTGACTGACCTTCGTGGTCGGCTGTGCGACTTGCTCTTTGATCCTGAGGGAGAGGAGTAGAATGGAACGGGATGATTTGATGGCGTCGACGACGCCCTCGGCTCCGGGATTAAAACCGGTATCGAGTCCTGCTAAGTTGCAGGAAGAACCCCTGCTGATGACAGCAGTTGCTTCTGCACCTCCGAACGGCACTATTCGCACAGTAAAAATGGGCGAGTATGTCGTTACAGACTACCGGGCGAATGTCACTAATGGCATTTACCCACAACGTTTGTTACCTGGAGGAACTACTACTGTGCGCCGTGTTCCACGAGAGATGTCTATCGTGACCACAGTACGCAATAGTCGAGTTACCCCGAATTTCCACCTTCTTGTTAAGAAGGGGGCAATTCTGCCTGTGAATCCATTCTACAACAGTACTACTGTTCAGATGCTGAATCACAGGGTCGAGACCTACACCACCTATATGAATGGGTATGTAGCCTCTTGGCAGACTGTCGTCGGCCCTTTTTCAGGGGCCCCTGACGTCTATGGTAACTTCTTGCAGCCGACATCTCAACAGATGACTCAGCTTGAACGCGCCGCTACACTGAAGATCAGACTTGCCCTGAAAAACCAACAGGTCAATATGGCTCAGATTGTCGCGGAGCGTAACAAGACTGCAGCATCGATTGCCAAGATCGTTAAGACCTTGGCTGAGATGATCATGGCTCTTCGCAAGGGTGACCTTGCGGGAGCGGCAGCGTCGCTTGGCCAGCACGTCGGTTTCCGCAAAAAGCGGAAGTATCAGCGTGCCGTCCGGCGTGGGGACCTAACCGAGGCGATGGCTAATGCCTGGTTAGAGTTGCAGTATGCGATTAAACCGCTGCTGATGGATGTTGACGGCTTAGTGAAAGCACTAGCCGATTACAACTATCCGAAGGCGACGGGCACCGCGTCTGCAACCGTGACTCTACCTATACGTAGTACGACGTGGAATGGTAATACTTCCATCACCGAGTCTGGTACAGTCTCGATGAGATACGTCGTATATTTCCAGGTAGATTATCCGAGCATGCCTAACTTAGCGTCATGGGGTTTAACAAACCCTGCGGCGTTGGCATGGGAGCTTATTCCCTTCTCTTTCGTCTTCGATTGGTTAATTCCGATCGGAGATTGGCTTAGTGCGTTAGATGCAACGGTCGGTTTGACGTTCTCTGACGGCTCTAAGTCGGTGAAGAGGAATATTACTCGGACCTCCATAACCCGTAAGAAGGTGGTAACACCTGAATCGAACGGAACATGGGGTCGCTCCTATCAGACCACGGAGATCTTAGATACAAGCTCCTTTAAGGAAGATTCTGTCGAACGGGTTAAGCTAGCAAGCTTTCCCGCCGTTAAGATGCCGCCTTATAAGAACCCTGCATCTTTGGTTCACCTGGCCTCGTCCCTTGCGCTTTTGCGCAAAGCTATCGACATCAACACGCTTCGGGATATAATCCCTGACGGTCGACGTCGGTAGGGCCATTCTGGCCATCATCTTATCCGAACGAAATTAATCGTTCATCAAGAGGTAAATACAATGACTGCTTTCGCAGCTTTGATCGCAGCCGATGGCCAAGCCACTCCGGTTGCTCACACGTTCAGCCCTGTCAGTATCGACAGCGTTGGTATTGCTAAGTGGGTCGACCGTTCCGGAGGTATCTCCATCGGTTTCCCCACCGTCACCCTCAGCGTACGTGAACCTTCGAAAAGTTCACGTGCCTACAAGGTCACGCGCAAAATCGTCCTCCCCGTGCTGGAAGTTACTTCCGCTTCGACCGCGACTGGCATTCAGCCAGCCCCGACCAAGGCGTACGAACTCATCAACACGTCGGAATGGGTCCTTCCCGAACGCTGCTCGTTGGCAGATCGTGCCAACTTGCTGGCGTACGTGAAGAATATCGATGCACTTGCCGTCGTCCAGGACGCCGTCAAGAACTTCGACCCGGTGTTTTAATTAACGCCGGTTAACCCATAGGCCTAGCGTTAACTCGCTAGTCCAACCGATAATAAGGGATAGCTATGTCTCATAAGAGCCACAGCTCTTTGCTTGCTCAGCTCGCAAAGGACTACCACGCACCGTCAAGTATAACTGACGATTCGATCCACAACTTCTTTTCTTCCCTGAATGCGCCAAAATCGTTGGCTGCTTGGCTTCTCTATAAACATGGAGAATACCAGCAGCTCCTCGATTTGGACGTTAACCCAATGGATTATAATGATCCATTTAGGTTCCGGGATGACTACGCCGCCGTATCCTTTTTGTCTAAAGCTGACTTTCTACCGTTAGCCGTAAGCAAACAAGATGCAGCGTTTTCTAAGTTCTTTAAGTACGAAGAAAAATGTAGTCAGACGAATTTCCGATTCCGAAATCCCGCCCTTGACCCCCTTTATAAAGGGGCCAACGTTTGGCTGCTAAATGCAACCATTCGGAAAATAGACGAGATTCTTGGCGGATTTTCGCCCGAGGAGTTAGTTGAAGGATCTAATTGGGGCCCGGGCGTCACCACCGTACTAAAAGGTAGTGAAGTCTCGGCACTTAATAAGTTCCGCGAAGAACGCGGAATTACGCGTGATTTGTACTCCCTCGTGAGTCCTTGGTTCGCCGAGGCTTACCCCCGATGGTCCGAACATCTAACGTCGACATTCGGCGAGCACTGGGCAGACTTTCAGGTTGGGAACACTATTGTCACCGTTCCTAAGAATTCGAAGACGGATCGCGTCATCGCCGTAGAGCCAGGGATAAATCTCTGGTTCCAAAAAGGCCTTGGCTCAATGATCCGCCGTCGACTCCTTAGAAGAGGTGTTGATCTCACTGATCAGACGCGAAATCAGCGGTTAAGCCAGCAAGCCTCTAGCTGGGGCAAGCTTGCAACTGTTGATTTCTCTTCGGCCAGTGATAGCATTAGCTTAGAGGTCGTGCGCAACCTGCTCCCCAGCAGGTGGTACACTCTTCTAGCTAGTACTCGATCAACGGTTGGCGTTCATAACAAGCGCGTAATTCGATGGGAGAAATTCTCATCGATGGGAAACGGGTTCACTTTCGAACTCGAGTCCCTCATCTTTTTCGCTGCGGCTCTTGCCGTTTGCGATTACTTGCACGAAAGTACAAGTGATGTAAGCGTCTTCGGTGATGATGTCATTATCCCGAATAATTGTTATGATCTCTTTTCGTCGTTTAGTGCATTCCTTGGATTTACGGTTAACATGGATAAGAGTTTCTCGTCCAGTTATTTCCGGGAATCCTGTGGGGCGCACTACTTCGACGGGGTAGATGTTAAGCCTATTTACCTAAAAGGTAAAGTTCGTGATCTCCAAGCCATTTATAAACTGGCTAATAGTGTCAGGAATCTTGCTCACCGCCGGAATTCTCATTTCGGTTGTGACGCTCGGTTCCTTCGCTGTTGGTCAGGTCTTGTTCACAGGGTACCAAAGCCACTTCGGCTCAGGGTATCCCGGGAACTCGGGGATGCAGGTTTCTGCGTCAACTTCGACGAAGCAACCCCATCACTTGCCGGAGACGGATTCGAAGGATTCCGAACCTGGGCAAGACTTGAACGCGCAGTAACGCGCGAAGACGACGGGCCGGCTATGTTACTTACCCGGCTTAAGGTTCCATCTACCAAAGCGTTTAACAATAGTTATACGCTAAGAGGCCAAACTCGGACTGCCTTTAAGCGAGTCCTTGTCGCACGGTGGTACAACTACGGGCCGTGGTTTTAATCACGGTTTCTCCGCCTAAATCATATTGCATAACCGGTCGAGAGTAAGCTCAGCTCGACGCAGGTACGTAATAGATGACTCTAACAGGTCATTTTTTAGGATGGTGG